ACGCAGCAGTTTGCAGGCTTGAACCCCATGTACCAGGCAGGCGAGGAGGCTTTGGTCAACACGGCCTTGGCTGGCCCCGGCATTGCTGGCACTGACCTCGCGGCTCAGATGGCCGCTGCTGGTGGTGCCTATCAGCCCATGCAGCAGCAAGCCTTTCAAGCCAACCTTGGCATGACTGGCCCCGGCTCCATCGGCTCCTACATGAACCCCTACACCCAGATGGTGCGTGAGAACGCATTGGGTGACTTGGAGTCTGCACGCAGGTCGGCCATCCAACAAACGGGTGAGCGTGCCACACAGGCCCGTGCCTTTGGCGGATCACGCCAAGGTGTCGCAGAGGCTCTGACAAACCAAGGGTTTGCCAAGCAAGCCGCGACACTTGGAACGCAACTGAACGAGAACGCCTTCAACCAAGCAGTGCAATTGCAGGCAGCCGACTTGGCACGCCAGCAGCAAGCGCAGGCAGCCAACCAAGCGGCTGGCATCTCAGGCGCTGACTTGCGATTGCGCGGTGCCAACCAGCTTGGCGGTTTGGCCGCACAGCAGCAGGCTTTACGCCTTGGCGGCGCACAGGCTGTGATGGGTGCAGGCGGTGCGCGTCAAGCCTTGGAGCAGCAGCAGATGGATGCCATCCGCAACATCGGCTTGCAGCGCCTGGGGATTGTGCAATCGTCCTTGGGTGCGCAGCCTGCCAACCTCGGCCAGATCACCAGCACGCCGTACAGCCAAAACGTAGGCGCTGGCGCATTGGGTGGTGCATTGGCTGGCGCTCAATTGGGCAGCGTCATTCCTGGCATCGGCACAGGCATAGGTGCAGGTATTGGTGGCATTTTGGGCCTGCTGGGTTAAGGAGAATCACATGGCAACAGGTTTTGACTTTGCGAGTTTGGGCAACTTGTTTGCCCCAGGCGGCACACCGACAGGGCTTGATGCCCTGTTCAACGAGGACCAGCGCAGGCTGATGGGTCGCAACGCCAACTTGTCGGCAGCGGCTGCGCTGCTGCAAGCCAGTGGCCGCAGTCGTGAGCGCATTGGCTTGGGCCAAGCCCTTGGCTCTGCCTTGCAGGCTGGCCAGCAGGGCTACCAACAAGCCCGTGCTGGGTCGCTGCAAGACCTGCTGCTGGGGCAAAAACTGGCCGAAAGTCAGGCGGCCAGAGCAAGGCAAGCCGAAATTGAAAGAATCATTGGCACAGGTGTGCAGCCTGCTGTTGCAGGTATGCCAGCGCAAATGGTTGAAAACGATGGTGGGGGTGTGGGTCAGATCCCCGCTGTGCCTGCACGCCCTGCCGGATTCGACATTCAAGCCATTGCGCCACAGTTGATGGCCCAAGGTCCAGAAGGCCGCAAGGCATTTGGTGATTTGTTGGCAGCGCAAAAGACACTGATGGGTGACACGTTCAGCCTGGCCGAAGGTACAAGGCAATATGTGCGTGACCCCATCACTGGCGAAGTGCGTGAAATTGCTGCTGGTGCGCCAAAGCCAGTGCCAGAATCAGACGCCATCAAAACACTGCGTGGATTAGGGTTAGCGCCAACCATAGAAAACTTGCGCCTATTGGACAAGCCAGAGGCGACTCCAGCAGAAATTAGAACTCTGCAAATGACCAACACGCCAATCACATTGGAAAACGTCATTAGACTGCGGCAGTCTGGTGCAACCAATGTCAAAACTGCTGTCAATATGCCAGGCAACCAGCAATTCTTGGCTGGTGTTGGCACTAACGTTGCAGAGACATTGGGCAATTTGACCGCAGCCGCTGAAGCTGCGAAATCAACGCTTGCCAACGTGGATCGCATCTTGCCTGCACTCGATAAGGCCGTGCTTGGCCCTGGTGCTGATTACCGCACCACGCTGCTGCGAATTGGTCAGCAGTTGGGGGTGGCTGGAGCAAACGCCAACGACACATTGTCGCAAACAGCAACAGTGGTGCAAGGCTTGGCGCAGGCTGAATTGGATGCGGCTGCGCAGATGAAGGGTCAAGGCACTTTGACTGATGCTGAACGCGCCATCTTGCGCCGTGCGGCTGGTGGTGATCAATCTCTGACTGCTGTTGAAATTCAAACAGGCTTGAATGCCGCAAGAAAGAACGCCCAAGCGCGATTGAAGTTGCAGCAAGACTATGTGCAGCGTGCCAGCAAGTTGCCAGGCTTTGAGCAGTTTGCTCCCTTGTATCAAGTGACCCCATACACTGGCGGCAATCCTTTGGTAAATTCAATTGATCAAGAATTGCAGCGGCGACAAGGGGGTCCACGATGAGCGATGCACTGGCTAGTTTCTCCACCGAAGAATTACTAAAAATCAAGTCGGGCGATGTGTCCGGCTTGTCCACCGAAAAGCTGCAACTGTTGCGCGGCATCTTGAGCCAAGCGCCGATGTTCTCTGCGCCAGACATGCCGCCTGCTGCTGCGCTACCACCCCCAGCGCCTGCCCCAACGCAGCGCCTGCGCTCCATTGCGCAGGGTGCAACCATGGGCGGCGCTGATGAATTGGAAGCCAGCCTGCGGTCGGCTGTGTCTGGTGAAACCTACGACCAAGCCTTGGCCGACATTCGCGGCAAGATGAAGGCATACCAGCAGCAGTCGCCTTTGGAGGCGCTGGCCTACGAGGGTCTGGGCGGTGTTGGCATGGCTGCTGGCGCTACCTTGGCCACGGGCGGCGCGGCTGCCCCCGCGACCATCCCAAGGGTTGCCACCAGCGTGGCACCATTGGTTAAGGGCATCTTGGGCACCACAGCATTGGGTGGTGCGCAGGGCGGCGTCACTGGCTTTTTGTCAGGTGAAGGCAGTGTGCTTGAGCGTGCAGCCCGTGTGCCGCAGTCCACCCTTATGGGAGCAACATTGGCCCCAGCAGTGCAGCTTGGCTTTATGGGTGTAGGCAAGTTGACCGACAGCGTGCTGGATGCGGCCAGGCGGCTGACTGGTGGGCGAGGCGGCAAGGCTGCTGAAGCTGAGATTCAGCGGCTGGCTGGCGAGACTGGCCTGACCACCGATGAGATCGTCCAGCGCATTGCCAACGGCGAAACCATGGGCGAGAACCAGACGCTGCTGGCAGCAGTGCGTGGCCTGTATGCCCAAGGTGGCCAAGCAGCAACGACCATTCAAAAGTCATTGACCACACGCCCTGCGCAATTGCGCAAGGATGCCCTGACAGACATTCAGAAAACTTTGGTGGGTGATCTGACTCCATTCAATCTTGGACCACGGCCTGAGAATGTCTTGAAGTATTTCAAACAAAGCGATGACGCAGCCAAGGCAGCAGAGCGACAGGCTTACAGCCAAGCCTACGGCACAGGTGGCGTCATTGATGCCGATCTGTTAGGCAGCTTGACCGATGCTTTGAAACGCTCCCCTGGTGCGGTGCAAGATATCAATGCCATTTACACAGCCCAGACGGGCAAGCGGCCTTTCTTTTCCTTTGACAAAAAAGGCGACATCAAATTTTCCAAGGCACCAACCTTGGAGGATGCTGAAATCATTCGGCGCGGCATTCAGGCCAGCATTGACACAGCCTACTCCACTGGCCGTGGAGGTGTTGGAGAGGCGCTCAAGCCCGTAGAAGGTGCATTGCGCGAGTCTATTGACGCATCCTCCAGCGCATTGGCGGCAGCCCGTCAGCAGGCGTCCACCTTGCGTGGGGGCCGCAAGGCTTTCCAAGAAGGCCGCACGGTGTTGTCAAAAAGCGCCGATGAGGTGGATGTCTACATGGACTCCATTGCAGACAATCCAGCCATGCTGAGTGCATTTCGAGCAGGCGCCATGGATGCCATACGCAAGCAGATGGGAACAGGTCGCGTCACATCCATGATGAGTCGCTTGGCCAACCCTGAGTTAAAAGAAGGCGCCATCTTGCGAACCATCTACCCTGGTGATGAGCTTGACAGCATCCTGACCCGCATCGGCACGGCAGCGCAATCTCAAGCCGCCAAAAACTATGTGGTCGGCCAATCGGCCACGGCATCTACGTTGCTGCAAGCGCAGCGCACAGGCTCCAGCATCACGGCAGATGAGTTGGCCAACGCTGTTGGCGGCAACCCCATGGCCGGATACCGGGTGCTGTCCAAAATGCTGAAAGACCAAAACGCTGGATTGTCTGAGGCAGATCGCCAACGTGTGGCGCAAATCCTGACCAGCGAAGACCCCAACATTGTGCGCAATGCCTTGGTGGACAGCAGCGGCATGGCTGCATTGCAGCAACGCATTAACAGCACGATTAGACTGCTGGGTAAGTCGGTGCCATACGGCGCGGGTTACATTGGCGCAACTATGCCAAGACAATAAGGAGTAAAAACATGGCTGGATTGCTTGATGATGAGGAGTTGATGCCATTCTTTGGCAATCCAAACATTCAACGCCAAGGCGCAAGGGCCAGAGCATTGGCCGCCAAGCGCGATGTCAACACACTGCCCGATCCTCGCACCTATGCGGCCATCTCCGGCCTGCTGGGGCAAGCCCCTGACGAGATGGGATTCAGCGTCTTGAACCCCGACTATGAAGGCATCCAGCGGGTGGCGCGTCCAGCCTTTGCTGCTGGCACTGCCTTGGGCATTGCACCGATGATGCGGAGTATGAACTTGGCACCACGGCCAGCGGTGCGTGCGCCATCGGCCAAATCTCAGCTTGGCGCGTTTTTGATGGACACGCCAAAGAAGCCCAACCCATTGGTTGGCACAAGATACCAAACCAATCAATTGCCAGGTATTGCCCCCCGCAGAGATGTCAACTATGACGAAATGCTGGGCGGCAGCTTGATGACATATCCCACAGATATGTTGAGTCGCAATGTGCAAGTGACCAATGTGAGTGAGATCCCTCTTGGCGCCAATGCTTTCACTACGCCTGGCGGCTTGATGTACATGCGTGATTTGGAAAACATTAGAAACAAAGTGGGGTATGCATCCAATCCTAGTGCAGCCACAGCGCAAAACAACAGGGCATTGCAAGCCATTGAGGAAAACCTTAGAAGGGGTGGCACTGGTCGCGTGTTCATGGCTCCACACACCATGCCTCGCAGTGGTGAAAACTTCTCGACAGGTCCAACAGAAGGCTTGTTGGCAATGATTGACGCCACCAACCCAAGCCCCAAGTTGCTGGAAATGATTTCAGATCAGATGCGTGCGGCTACGGTCAAGAAGGTCAAGGGCAAGTACAAAGATTTTGTGGGCCTAAACGATCCAATGGCGCGGGAACAATTGCTTACAGGCGAAGGCTTGTCGGCTGGAAGTGCTGGAGATTTGCGCAAGATCTTTGTGGACAAGATGAGCAATGTGGCCACTGAAAGAGGCTTGGACTTCAACTATAAAGATTTGCAAAACGCAATGCTAGACCCCAACGTCATGAACAGGCCCAGCTTTTGGATGGGTGATTCCATTTACGAAGCATTGCCACAACTTGGAACTCGGCCAGGCTCTCACGGTGCATATGGCATGGACATGCCTGGTGTGTTTCTTGGCAACACCCGTGGCGCACCCATCAGCGAAGTCATGCAGCCTGTGTACAACCAGATATTGCCAACGCAAATGAATAAGCCAGGCTCTGGCTACAAAACCTCATCCATGGAAGACTTGTTTACGCAACTCCAGATGCCTGGAGACATCCCGGCAGGCCGATCCTATGCAGACCCCAACCAATTGACCCGTGGCAAGCTGTCAACGGCTGGTGAAGGCATCTCCATGTTTATGGACGAAGCGCAAATCAAACGCCTCAAGCGCCTATTTGGTCAGGAGTGATCATGATGATGAAGTGCTGCAAAGCACGAATGGCCTCCTCCGCAATGGCCTGCTGCTCTGCACCATCCATGTCATCAATTGAGTTGTCCGGCTGCACATCAATGTTGATGCCAAAGCTGGACAAGTTGACTTCTAAAACTATTTTCATTTCACACTCCCAAAAAATGCGGCCACAAGCGGGTCACGTTTAACCACACGCCTTTGCTGTCTGCGCCTGGCGTCAAGAAAATCCTTGTCATCAGCGGTCATCTTGGTCCTGAACTGATGGACCCTCTGCGTGCTGGTGCGGCCAGTGGGCAGGGGGCAGTCAACGTCATCACCCTGCCCCATCCTGTACTGAGGCCGCCAGCGGTAACTGTCGCCAGCCCTAGCCCACCCGGCAATATGCACCAGCCCCTGATCGTGCATCTCTTGCAGCACTCGCTGCGCGGCACGCCTGTCGCAGTGGATGATGGTCATCAACTCGCGGTCACATCTGGCCACACCATCGGCCAAGGCAATCATCAGGCTTGGCCTAATGCGTGGTTTTAGTCCTCGCATTTTTCATCCTCATCCAGTTTGACTTTCCACAGCGCCAACTCCCTGCGCCTGACACGCTCCAGCATGGTCCGAGCCACATAGGCACGGGTGCGCAGGTCTTGCGGGATGGCGTGGCCACTGCTATCGGGATTAAGAAGATCATTCAGCAGGTCGATGGCTGCATCCAGTGCGGGTGTGAGGCTCATTTGAGGTCACCAACGTCTTTTCTATACACATGGCCGTAATGCATCAGGCTTGGCAATTTGAAGGCATCCATGGCCCCAGGGCGGCCCGTGTAGGGCAGCAACTCTTTGCCATCGTATGTGCCCTTCATCTTGTCGATCATGTTGGCAGGGGTCTTAATAGATTGGTCGGCCATTTTTGAGACATCCTATTTGGTATTGCAAATTCTGGACCTTGCGCCAGGCTTGGTCACGGGACTGAAGGTCGCTGGGGCAATTACGCACCTTGTGTGCTGGTGGTTCTGAGGCCAGCGCCTTGTCCAGCGCGTGCTGAAGCTGCGCCTCCAGAAAGGGCAGGTCATCCATGGTCATGTCTTTGACTCTCATTTGCGGCATCCCTTTAGGCAGGCTGGTGAATGTTTGGACTGGCACACGCCAAGGATTTGGCAGCGTGTCAGCGGCTTTGGTTTGATCCAGATGGTTTTCATGTTGTCTCCAGCCAAACATGGCAAGCGTGGTGCAATGTGGATTCGGTGTGGCCATCGGTGGAAGTGATGTACGGGTCATCACGCACCACCACATGGCGGGTGCCGCTGGGGCTGTGGCGTTCGCGCCGAATAAATCGGTACTTCACACCAGTGCGCAGCAGTGTGAACCGCTGGCCGGGTTGCAATTGGCGCACATACCTTTTCACTTTTCACCCCTGATGTCTTGCAGCGTTTTGCTGGCATAGAGGTAATAGTTGTGATTGTCCTGGCAGGCGTGAAGCCCTTCCAGCACATCCCGGCAAGCCTGCAATTCCCGTTTGGCCAGCAGGTCCGCAAACCGCTGCAAAGCCTTGGGGTGCTCCAGGTGGCACGCTGGCAGATTGGCGTCTCTGGCTAGGTCCATGATCGTCTTCATGCCGACCACCCGTAGAACAGGGCAGCGGCCAAGCCGATGCCGATGACCAGTGCGGTGATCAGGTCCAACGCCGCCTCGGCGCGTGCGTGCAGCTTGGCTGCGCGGACTTGGTAGTGCTGGTGATATTTGTGGTGTTTCATGGGGTTCTCCTGATGAGGGGCCGAAGCCCCGTGGGTGTTAGACGAAATCGAAGCTGTACTCTGCGCCAGGAGTAACGACCACGCCCATGCCACTGCACTCAAAGGCCGTTTGAATTTTGGATGCTTCACGTGGCGTGCAGCCAGCGACAAACAGGGTGCCATTAAAGTATTCGGCGCTGGCCATTGGGGCTGATTGCTTGGCCACTTCCAGTGTGTAAATGCCAAACTGTTCGCTGTTCATTGTGTAGGTGTTCATGTCGTTTACTCCGTTTTCATCGTTACCCAGAACAACTATTTGTGCTGGTGAAACGTATTATGGACTAAATAAACAGGCCATGCAACACCCCTACAAAACAGTCAACTATTAACAAAGAACACAAGTAAAATGCGGCCATGAACTCCATCCACGACATCCGAGACATGGCCCGTCTGCACAAGATTCAGATGAAGCAGGTCTGCGCCCTGGCCCAAATACAACAGCCCCAGGTCAGCAGATGGCTGTCTGGGGCTGTTGATCCTCTGTGGTGCTCAGTCAATCAGATGGAGGCGGCTCTGTTTGCGCTGATAGAACAACAGGGACAGCAAGCCCCTGCCGCAGCAGATGCCGCAGCAGCGCAGCCTTAGACATTCCCAAGGCGTGCGCTGTGGCCTCCAGCTTGTCGAACAGGTCACGCTCGACATGGGCCGCAATGAAGACCTTACCAGTCATCGCCACCAGCCTCGGCAGGCGCAGCAGCCGGTGCTGACCCACGGGTGATGCCAAAGTCAGCCGCAGCCGATGGCTTTGCGCCACCCAAAGGCTCACCCTTGCGCATCAGCAAGAGGTTGTTCAGGCCAAACGACACGCCATTGTTGCCAGCCTGGCTGTACGCATACGCATTCAGGCTGGCGCGGATGTAATCGCCAGACACGATGTCATCAGATCCGATCAGGTCGTTGCCATGCGTGTCGATCGCGCCAGGCTTACTGGTGGACTTCACGTTGCAAAAGAAATGGCCTGCGTATTCCTTGCCCAATGGGCTGCCATCTGTCTTGGTTTCGGTGTCGCCATCACGCAAGGGGTTGCGCACGTTCTTGGGGATCTTGTCCCCGAACTTGCTGGCCAATGCTACCTTGGCCGCTGCCTTCAGTGCTGTCAGCGTGTCCTTGTCGGTCTTGGGAATCAGAATCTGGGTGCTGAATTCGTCCTTCCCGTTCATCTCATTCTTGCGTGCCTGAAGGGCCGAAAAATACGAGGTGCGCACCTCGCCAGTTGTCACTCTAGTGGTCATGATCGTTTCCTTTGGGTTGATCGTTTAACAGGTTTACAGCCCCATCAAAGTGATGAAGCAATTGCACTTTAGCACAAAAAAAGTGCTTGTTTAAAAGATTTTTACACTGCACAATCGGGACTCTTTCAACCGCTAAACCGAGGAAACCGATGAACCTGTACCCGCATCAAGACGAGGCCAAGCAGTTCTTGCTGGACCACAAGAGGGCCATCCTGGCCGACCAGCCGCGGGTTGGTAAAACCCTACCAACCGCAGCAGCAGCCCTCGAACACCTACCCGCCCTGATCGTCTGCCCAGCCATCGCCAAGACCGTGTGGGAGGCCGCATTCTGCAAGCTGTCCAACGCCAGTGTGCGGGTAATCAATGGCAAGAATGACGCCATGAAGACCACCAACCATCAGGTGGTCATCATTAACTATGACCTGCTCCAATACTTCAACAATGCTGGCTACAAAACGCTGGTGCTGGACGAGTGCCATCGCATCAAGAACCCTTTGGCAAAACGCACCGCATCAGCATCCCTGCTGATGAAGCAGGTCGAGCGTGTGTATGCCCTCAGTGGGACACCAATACCCAACAGGCCCGTGGAACTCTGGCCCATCTTGCATGGCCTTGGCATCTACCGTGGCGGCTGGTACGACTTTGCTGCCCGGTACGCCAAGATGTGGAAAGCCCCTTGGGGATTAGATGTCTCAGGCTCCAGCAACATCCCTGAACTCAAGGCCATGATGAAGCCCCATGTCATGCGCCGAAAGAAAGAGGATGTGTTCAAGGACTACCAAGCCCCGCAGGTGTCTCTGATCACGTTTGATCTGCCTACAAATAAGCGCGAACAAGAGTTTGATGCCGATGCCTTAGTGGCCAACCCCAATGCCCTGCTGGCGTTTGAGGGTTTGGCCGAGATCATGCGCGAAGCCGGGATGCGCAAGGTCGGCATGGCCGCCGAATTCATCGATGACCTGCTGAACTCTGGTGAGCCTGTCGTGGTCTTTGCGCACCACAAAGATGTGGTGGCCGAACTGGTCAAAGAACTCAAAGCCCACAAGCCAGTGACAGTGGTGGGCGACACGCCAAGGGCACAGCGTGACAAGGCCATCGAAGCCTTCCAAGCTGGCAAGACCAAGTGCATCATCGGCAACATTGCGGCCATGTCCGAGGGTGTGGACCTATCGGCTGCCGACACCATTGTCTTTGTCGAATGCACCTGGTCCACCAGTGCGCTGGAGCAGGCATCTAGCCGGGTGGAGAACATCGCCAAGAGCAGCGTCAAGCCGCTGATCTACATCCTGACAATCAGGGCATCGCTCGACCACGCCGTGCTGGCCAAGATACTGGCCAAGCAAAACATCATCAACCAGATTATTTGAGGACCACCATGCAACACACTGAACGCAAACACGCACGCCTGTCAGCATCCCGCACCGAGCGATTCATGCAATGCCCAGGCTCTGTTCGCCTTGAATCACAGATGCCTGATGAGCCAGCAGGTGAGGCCGCAGCCATCGGCACGGCCATTCATGAGTTGTCAGAAAAGCTGCTGCGGGGTGAGGCGGTCAACCCCAACGATCACCCAGACGATCACTTCAACATGGCCATGGAGTACGTTGAATTCATCAACAAGCTGGTCGAGCAGCCCCGCAAACGCATGATTGAGGTCAACGTGGATGCAGGTCTGAAGTCCCTGCACCATGCCCTTGGCGGCACTGCTGACGCTGTGCTGGTGGATGGCAACCACCTTCATATCGTGGATTTGAAAACTGGAAGGGTCTTGGTCGAGGCCGAGAACAATAAGCAACTGATGACCTATGCCCTTGGCGTGATGCGGCAGTTCAACGCGCCCATCAACATCACCTGCACTATGCACATCTTCCAGCCCCGTGCTGGCCACTCCAAGTGGACCATCAGTGGCGCTGATCTGGTCAACCATGGTCACGACTTGGTTCATGCAGCCAACCTGGCCCTGTCCCCAGACGCCCCTACCAACCCAAGCCCCGATGCCTGCAAGTATTGCCGAGCCAAGACCATCTGCCCGTCCATGCGCCAGAAGGTCCAAGACAACGCACGCAAGGATTTCGCAACCAACACCAAGATCACCCCCGAGATGCTGGATCTGGCGCACCTCGCTGCCGACTGGTCAGAGGCGGTCATCACGGCTGCCAAGAAGCAATTAACAGACGGTGAAACAATCAGTGGCTGGAATCTCAAGCCAGGCCGCAAGACCCGGTTTTGGAAGTCAGAGGAATTGGCCGCAGCCGCCCTAAAGGACCACCCCAAGGCATTTAGCCTGAAGTCGCCAGCCGCCATTGCTGACCTGAACATCGAAGTGTCCGAAGACCTGATCGGCATTAAGCAGGCTGCGGCATCACTGGCCAAGGACAAGGCCAAAAAGTCCGAGGCATAGAATCCCCATTCCCCAGCCCCAAAAAAGAAAACCCCTGAATGATTCGCGTCATTCAGGGGTCCAAGTTCCAACCTTCAAGGAAAACTAGCAATGACAATTTTATCAGTGGTTCAAGCCAGAGGTATACCTCATGGCTAAGAAGACATTCGGATTCATCGCCAAGAACTTGGCAGCCATGGGCTATGAGCCTGTCCCCATCATTCGAGGCGAAAAGCGCCCAGCAGTGGACAAATGGCAGGCTGGTGGGTGGGAGATGCACACCCAGCAGTTTGAAACCAACTACACCGGGCTGCTGACCCGGTTCAACCCCGGTGTGGACATTGATGTGTCTGACGAGGAACTGGTCCAAGCCATTCGCGCCATCGTCTTTGATGTGGCCGGGTGCCATGAACTGCCGCCACCCCGGCGCATCGGCAACGCACCACGGGAGTTGCTGCTGTTTCGCACCGAGGAGGAATTCCCCAAGGTCAGCACCGCAGCCTATGCCCTGAAGACCGACAAGCCGGACGCCAATGGCAAGGTCAAAGGCTCCAAGGTCGAAATCTTGGCCAGCGGCCAGCAGTTTGTGGCCTACGCCCTGCACCCAGACACGGGCAAGCCCTACAACTGGAACGGTGGCGGTGAGCCTTTGGCCATGGAGAGGTCCAAGCTGGTGACGCTGGACGAAGATCAGGCCAAGGAGATCGTGGCCAGGTGCGAGGTGCTGCTGTCCCTGCACGGGCAGCTTGTTGAGCGCAGGTCCATCACATCGGACTCGGGCGGCACGTTGGCAGACCGTGTCCCGAACGAGCGCCAAGATGCCGATGATCCGATCCTGGCGCTGTCAGCAGTTGGTGCAATGCCCAACCCCAACTTGCCCTTTGACGATTGGCTGCGCGTCTTGTACGCCACCAAGGGCGCACTCAAGGAAGAAGGCCGCAGCGCCTTCATGCGCTGGTCGGCCAAGTCCATCAAGCACGACCAAGCCTTTGCCGACAAGGAATGGCAAAAGGCCAGGCCCACCATGCTGGGGGCCGGGTCGCTGATCTGGATGGCCAGAAAGCTGGGATGGGCACCCGTGTCTACTCAGTTGGCCAAGCAGGTGGCGGCCAGCGAGGTGGTGGACGAGGATGGCGAGGTGGCATCTTTGGTGTGGCCGCACATGTCCAACGGCAAAAACCCCAAGCCGCTGAACACGCTGGAAAACTTTTCCACCCTGTCACGGTTCCTTGGTGTCGAGTACCGCATGAACATGATGACGGGCGAGGAAGTTGTCCACATCCCCGGCATGCAAGTGGCCGAAGGGTGCGAAGCCAACAGCGCAGTCACCCACATGATGAGCCAGGCCAACCTGACCAGCCTGCCCTCCAGCTTGGTGCCCGATTTCATGTCCATGCTTTGTGCACAGAACCCGTTTCACCCTGCCCAGCAGTGGGTGGACTCCAAGCCTTGGGATGGCGTGAGCCGGATTCAGCAGTGGCTGGACACCATCACCGCAGTGGACCAACCGCTGAAGGAACAGATGATGCGCAGGTGGGCCATCAGCGCCATGGCCGCACTGTTCAAGCCGGGTGGCGTCAGCGCCCACGGCGTGCTGACCCTGCTGGGTGACCAAGGCATCGGCAAGACCAGTTGGTTCCTGTCGCTGGTGCCGCAGGGCTTGGGCTTTGCCAAGGACGGAATGATCTTGCGCCCAGACAGTCCCGACAGCGTGCGCCAGGTCACCGCCAACTGGCTGGTCGAGTTGGGCGAGTTGGACGCCACCTTTCGCAAGTCTGACATTGCGGCCCTCAAGGCATTCATCACGCAGGCCAGCGACACCTACCGCCTACCCTACGCCAGAAAGAACACGGTCAACCCACGCCGAACCGTTTTCTTTGCATCGGTCAATGACTCCAAGTTCTTGTCAGACAACACGGGAAACCGCAGGTACTGGACGATTGACTGCTTGGAGATCGATTACCGCCACCAGATCGACATGCAGCAGTTTTGGGCCGAGATCAAGACGCTGTATCGCGCAGGCGAGTCTTGGTTCTTGGATGAGGCCGAGTTGGCCAGCCTGAACGAGTCCAACGAGCAGTTCATGACGCTAGACCCAATCACCGAAAGGCTGGAGACAAAACTGGATTGGGATGCGCCTGGGTTTGACTGGAAATGGCGTACAGCCACCGATGTTGCCCTGTCGATTGGGCTGGCAAATCCCGGTCGGTCAGACGTTACGAGGGTGGCAACCTACCTGCAAAAAAACAGAGGGTGCACTCGCCGCAGATCGAACGGAATGACCATGACATTGGTTCCACCAGCTTTTTTCGCTTAAAGGTCGCACGTTGCACCAATGGTCGCACTGACCTCAAACCCGCATGGTTATTGGGTTTGTGTAACCTAGTGCAACCTAGTGCATCTATTTAATATGAAATGGATATAAGAGGAAATATGGGAAATACACACATAGAAAACGCAAATAGAAAGGTTAAGCAATTGGATGCACTGTATGCACTGGATGCACTGACGCCTTTTTTGGATGATGACCGGGTGACCTGCGACACCTGCCAGCATCGGGGCACGCAGCCAGCCGATGAGTTTGTGGATTTGGACAAGGCAAGACAACTGAGGGCCATGGGCAAGCGCCTTGGCATGGATGGCGACAAGTTTGAGCAAAAGGGCAAGTGGTTGAGAATTCATTGGGTTGAAGCCTCATGCCTGGCGACTGGCTTTTCGCCACAACCCAGCCAACTCAAGCACCGATGCCATTTGTACTTAGAGGCAAGTAAGCCGCCATCGTCAGTAGAATCCGATGCATGGTGGCAAGACTGAGGAAAAGCATCGAACACACTGAGCAGGTCAAACTGGTGCAGCGGGTCCGAGCGTTTTATCCTGACATCATCATTGCGGCCATACCGAATGGGGGCGACAGAACGGCCTCAGAGCGCGTTAGGCTGCATCAGGAGGGGGTACTGGCTGGAATGCCTGATCTTTGCGTCTTGGAGGCGTCTGGTGGGCACCACGGGCTTTTTGTGGAGATGAAGACAGCAACAGGGCAGCAGAGCAAGGAGCAAAAGGCTTTGCAGTTGCAACTAAACAACAGAGGCTACCTTTGCACGGTCGCCAGATCAGCCCAAGAGGGCTACGAAATTATTGAGGAGTATCTGAATGGCACGAAACTCATTGGCTGAGATGGCCGATCAAGGCGCAGCCAACATTGCGGCTGCACAGACACGCAAGGCAGAGGTCAGCTTTGCCAACAAGGCTATTCACGCATTCGGTGGTGAGGATGCCGTGATCGAATTCATTGCATCCGGCGGCACCATCTCCGCACTGTGCAAGGTATTGGGGGTGGGGAATACGACTTTTGATCGGTGGGTAGAGAAAGGGGGCGAGACACGCATGGCTGCCTACGCGCGCGCCCGTGTGCGTGCAGGGCAGAGTTTAGCCGAGCAGACAATCGACATTGCAGACGCTGCCACCCCGCAAGAGGCGCAGGTGGCCAAGCTGCGGGTGGATACAAGGCGCTGGCTGGCCAGCAAGCTGTCTGAGGAGTTCTCAGACAAGCAGCAGCCGCTGGTCAACATCGACCTGGGCAGCATGGCGCTGGATGCACTGCGTAAACGCAGCATTACGCATACCAACGACTGACAGCACTTCACACAACGTTCATTATGTTAAGTTGATGCCGAGTTATCCACAGATTTATGGATACGTTTGGCGTAGGTTTAGAGTTATCCACATGAATCTGTGGATAACTGTGGACAAATCCCTGTGGACAACCCGATGCCGCACCAGCCTGGGACCGTGGCCGCGACCCCCCCGGTGGCCGCCGAGCCGGGGGCGGCTGCTGCGGCGCTTAACACCCATCCCCACAACCCTTCCAAGAAAAAAATTTTTAAAGTAATTTACACTTTCCTCCACTTGCGCTAAAGTGCAATTTCTTTAAAAGGAGTAAACGATGGACACGACATTTCTCAAGAGGGTCCGCACCCTCTACCCGCAGAGCCGCCATCTGCAACGGCAGTGGATCAAGAGCATTCGGCATTTGGGCAGCCGCTGGCTGGTGGCACAGCCGCAGCCGCAAGAGAAGCTGCGAGAGCAGGCAGCGGGGCGGTGGGCATGAACTGTTGCGATGCAAACGGGAACTGCCGCCAAGGCCGTGATTGCCCGGTGAGGGGGTATTGGAAGAATCCACCTGAAACCAGAATAAGCGTCATTGCTGAAGACGAGCAGCCAACCCCTGCTGATGGCCAACTGGTGTGGGTGGTGGCGGCATTCATTGTGCTGATGCTGGGTCTGCTGACTTTGAGGAGTTGTTTATGAGTAAAGCAAACGAAGCCCTTGACCGGATGGCAGAGAACGCCAGACAGGTGGGGCTGGACTACGAGCCTGATGGGATGCACCACAACAAGCCACAGAAACGCCCACAAAACTGCGGGACAGGCTATTGCTCTTGCATTGAGTGCGTGATGGAGCCAGCACAACAGGAGCCTGCGCCCCTGCGAGACGCAATGGTGGCAAATCTTGTGCGCGAGGGCATCAACAAGCATCGTGCCCGTGAATTAGCCGACCACTTTATTGGCCTTGCCACAGCACAGCCAACCGTCCCCGATGCCTTGACCCTTGCTGACAAGGAAAGCCCTGACTACACTGATGGCTGGAACGACTGCCGACAGGCGATGCTGGCGTCATAATTGACGCCTATGGCAAAAGACAATGTTTTCCAGCAGTGGGTGGACAGGTATCACCCTGACCCGGTTCTGTTTGTTCAGGAGGTGTTGGGGGTTGACCCTGACCCCTGGCAGATTGATTTCTTGAAGGCAATCGCCCGAGGGGACAGGAAGATCTCAGTCCGCAGCGGCCACGGTGTGGGAAAATCTACGGCGTCAAGCTGGGCCATGTTGTGGTACTTCATGACCCGCAGCCCGGTCAAGGTGGTGGTGACAGCGCCGACATCCAGCCAGCTTTATGACGCGATGTTTGCGGAACTGAAGCGGTGGATCAATGCGATGCCGCTGCCCCTCCAAGGTTTGCTGACTGTGAAGCAAGAGAGGATTGAGTTCAACGCTGCGCCGACTGAGATGTTCATCTCGGCCAGGACCAGCCGGGCCGAGCAGCCTGAAGCCTTGCAGGGGATTCACTCAGAAAATGTGATGTTGGTGGCTGACGAGGCGTCTGGTGTGCCCGAGCAGGTGTTCGAGGCTGCGGCTGGATCGATGTCTGGCCACAACGCTGTGACGCTACTGCTGGGCAACCCGGTGAGGTCCAGCGGGTTTTTCTACGACACGCACACCCGGCTGGCGGGGGAGTGGACCACGTTTCAGGTGAGTTGTCTGGACTCGCCACGGGTCAGTGACGAGTACGTCAAGGAGATGCAGACCCGGTACGGGGAGGAAAGCAACGTCTACCGCATCAGGGTGGTGGGCGAGTTCCCCAAGGGTGATGACGACACGGTGATCGCCATGGACCTGCTGGAGCAGGCGGTCAACCGGGATGTGGCCCCCAGCCAGCACGCACCCATGGTGTGGGGCTTGGATGTGGCGCGGTTTGGCAGCGACCGAAGTGCCCTGTGCAAGCGTCAGGGCAACGCTGTGACCGAGGCCATCAGGACATGGAAGAATCTGGACCTGATGCAACTGACGGGTGCGGTGGTGGCCGAGTACAACGCCTTGCCGCCAAGCCAGCAGCCCAAAGAGATTCTGGTGGACAGCATCGGCTTGGGGGCTGGGGTGGTGGATCGATTAAGAGAACTCGGCCTGCCAGCGCGGGGCATCAACGTGGCCGAAAGCCCGGCCATGGGCGGGACATACAGGAACCTGAAGGCCGAGCTTTGGTACAGAGCCA